TTGATGGTTTAGGTACTTTAAACAATTTTGATAGCCCAATAGGCTATAATAACAATAATGCGCCAATAAGTAAAACAAATCTTCAACGTATTACTGAAATATTAGAAAATTTAAATCTTTATTTAGATATTCATATAGCGTCAGATATAAAATTTAGAACATTTTTGCCTTTTGCGTCTATTGATTATGAAAATATTACAACTTTAGATTTTGGATTTGATGAAATGACTGGCGATTATGGGTTGCTAAATGCAAAAGAACAACTAGAATTAATACTTAGACAATATAATTTAAGAATTTTCCAATCTTATAATAAATGGCATATCGTTGAAGTAACAAATATTTTTGACTATTACGTTAAAGATATGATTTTAAATCAAGTTCAAACTGGCACAACTCCAACACAAATAAGAGATAAAATTACAACACAATTAGAAAGCACCTCAGAGGAGTATTTAGATTTTAGAAAATACAATTATTTAGGAGCCTCAATAGGAACAGAAAGAAAACAAGTTCTTTACAGTAATAAAAACGATTTAATAGAAACCGGAAACAGTTTATCAAGAGAGTTTTTGCAACCGGCATCTGAAGTTCATATTCTTGGAAGATATTTAAAAACAAAAAACGCATTTTATAACTCAGGTTTTGAGTATGGGGATTATGGTTTTGATATTTTCGTTAATACCTCTTTACCGCCAACTTTAAATATTACAAATCCCGGAAGTGGTTTTGCATCTGGTACTAGAAATTATAGTATTTTTGATGGTAGCGGTAGCGGTATGGTCGTTGAGGCTACTATTTCAGGAGGCGGAGTCCAATCCCTTGTAGTTGTTACTAATGGAACTGGTTATTTAGTAGGAGATATTTTAAGCATTTTTGATGGTGGAATTGGTGTCCCTTGTACATTCGAGGTAACTGCATTGCCATACTACGCAGAAATTGCAACTGATGAAATATCTTTTCAAGGTAGGCGATCAATGAAATTAGCAGACTTTGCTCCTACTACTGGATTTACGCAAATGTTTTCTTTTGAAACTGATGCTTTTAATCCACAAGAGGTAAAATATTCTGATTTTACTTGTAAAGTAAAATATTATGTTCATTTTTTAAATTCACAAAATCCAAACATTTCATCAAATTTAAGTTATACAATATTTACACTTGTGGGAGGTACTGGGTATTATTGGAATTCTGAAATTGGCAAATTTTCATCAACCTATTTTGGTACTAATACAATAACAACAGAATTTGCTAACAAGTGGATTGATGTTAATATTGCTTTAAATGATACTGATTTAAATATTGGTACAAGTACAAGCGCAACTATTAAGTTTTTTATATCCAACACACAATGTTCGAGTACTGAATATGACACAACTTATTATGATAATTTTCAAATACTACAATCTAAAACATCAGCAAGTGAATCAGACCAAAAATTTATATCTAAATTAACTAACGTAGGAATAAACACTAATATTAAAAAAGTTACTAGAATACCTGACCAAAAATCAGGATATTTTAGAACAAGAGGCGCCTATCCTTCAACATCTTTTAAGCCTTTTAGTATTGATTTAATGACTGTTTTAGGAAAAAATATATCCAATGATTACAGAAACTTTGTTACAAGATATACCGGAACTTTTAGAAATTTAAAAAGAGAGCCGATGTCTATTCACAATAAAATATGGCATTACTTTTCAGCTAATGAATTTGATCCACAATCATCAATAATTGACGGCCTTACCTATAACGTAAAAAATGCAGAGTTTAAAGTTGTATCACATTTACCAAATAATGATGACGATACACCAACAACTAGCATAATAAATTAAACTTTTTTCTTTTGTTTTGTTTGTCAGCCGTCGTTTAACAACTTTGTTATTCGGCGGTTTTTTTAAAAATAATTTTTTTATTTGAAAGTTTTTTTTTATTTTTGCGTAACAAAATAAATAGAAAATATGTTTGAAAACAACTTTAAAGCCGAAATGAAACGGCTAAATTTAAAGCGTTATGATGTTTGCAGATTGCTAAATTGCACAATGCCAACACTAAAATCACGTTTACAAAATCCGAAATCCTTTACAATTAATGAAGTGTCAATATTACAAGGCGCTGAATTTAATTTGAATGGAATAGAATTAACCTTAAATTTTTAAATTTTATGAAAACAATAAACATTAAAGGAAAAGAGTACATTACAGTTAATGAGCGATTAATTTATTTTAGAACTAAAGATGAATTTAAAGGCTATGGAATTAAAGAGGATATTGTTAGCATTGATGATACAGAAGGAATTTTTAAAGTAACAATCTACGATTCTAATGGAGAGCCAATTGTATCGGCACACGCACAAGAATACAGAGATTCAAGTTACATAAATAAAACATCTTTTGTAGAGAATGGATTTACCTCTGCTTTAGGTAGGGCGTTAGGTTATTTAGGTATCGGAATAGATACTTCAATAGCATCGGCAAACGAAGTTCAAAACGCCGTTACAAATCAAAAGTCAGATGACAGAGAGTGGCTAAATGAATCACAACTAAACGCAACTTTAAAGGGTACAAAAGACCAAGCCGAAAAGGTTTTAATTTCGTATAAAATGAAAAAAGTTTACAGAGAACAAATAGTAAATAAGTTTAATTTAAAATAGTAAAACAATGAGTAAAGAGACAATCTACTGCGGAGGCGGTAAGCAAGTAAAAGGAGAGTACGGAACTTTTAGAGCCGTAACAATTAATCTGTCAAATCTACCGGCAGAACATATTTTTGAATATGAAGGAAAAAAGTATGTAAAGCTAAATATCAGCGATAAAAAAGAGGCTGACCAATACGGAAAGGATGTTTCTGTTTCTGTTAATACTTGGAAACCGGAGGCACAAACTGAGCAAAAAGCACAAGCGGCAGCTCCAGTAAATGATTTACCATTTTAGGTAATTGACAAACAAAAATGAATAAGCGGTTTCAAATTGGAATCGCTTTTTTTTATAAATTATTTTTTTAATTGAAAGTATTTTTTTAATTTAGGCAAATATTAACATTTAAAATCTTAAATTATGGAAAACGATTTAATTAAATTTTTGACAATGCAAGTTGAGGCGTTGCGAAAACAAAACGAAAAATTACAACAAATTGTAAAAGAGCAGACAGATTATATCTGTGATAATAGATTATAGAAAAATGAATAAATCAAAAACTAGAATAGGATTAACAACTTATTTATTGCTATCAGTAATAGTGGCAATAATTATTCTTTTTATAACATCAATCGTTAAATAAAAAAAAATGGAAACAAAACAAAAAGAAGTAAAAGCGTTATTTGACACTAACGAAGATTATCATTCATCTCCAGGAATAAGCGCATCAGGGTTAAAAGCAATATTTAAAAAATCAGTATATCACTTTTTAAATCAAAAGCCTTTTGAATCGTCTGCAATGGCGTTGGGTACTGCGGTACATTGTGCAATGCTAGAGCCTGAATTGTATTATAAAGACTTTCACGTTATGCCAAAAATTGACAGACGTACAAAGGCGGGAAAAGAGCAATTTGCTATTGAAAAAGAAAAAGCGGAAGGAAAACAATTAGTTGCATTTGATGAACACCAAAAAATAACTGCGATTCTTAATAACTTTAGAAATCACGATTTAGCACAAAAATACTGCAAAGGCGAAATTGAATTGTCGCATTATTTAGAACACGAGGGTTTGCAAGTTAGAGTAAGGCCCGACTGTTTAAATAGAGTTGAGAATTTTATTAGTGATGTTAAAACGTGCCAAGATAATGCACCAATGGCGTTTAAAAGAGACGTTTACAAATATGGCTATCACTTACAATGCGCATTTTATTCTGATATGTTAGGAATACCGGCTGAAAATTTTAGATTTATAGCGGTTGAAACTAACTATCCTTTTTCGGTAGAGGTTTACGGATTGAGTGAGGATATGATTGAGCAAGGCCGTAGAGGTTGGAAAAGAGCCTTCGGCGATTGGAAAATATATAAACAAACCGGAATTGTTTCAGGATATAACTGGAATGAATTTTCTGAAGATGGAAGTTTAATTTTATAAAATATTATATGATTGAAAATTTAGAATTATTAAAAAACTTAATTATAAGAAATTTAAAGTTTGATCCTACTTCAAAAAGTAGAATTAGAGATGTTGTTGATGTTAAAAAAATATTTTGTTTAATTGCTTTTTACGAGGTTAAAGGTTTTCGATATGCAAAGGTCGGTAGTTTTTTGGGTATGAATCACGCAACAGTTGTTCATCACGTTAGAACGGCAAAAGATTTGTTAAAGTTTGACCCACATTTTAAAGAAATGTACAACAGAATCGAAGCTAATTTTTTTATGGCGAATCAAGAAGTTGTAATTTCTGATATTGAAAGCGAAATGAATATTCTTTTAATAAAGTTAAAAAGATTAAGACAGAAAAGAAACGATTATTTAAATAAAAAAGAGGAACAAGAATTGTTGGCGCAATTTGAAACTGAAGATATAATAACAACAGAAACATTAACTCAAAATAAAAAACCTTTACTATGGACGAATTATTAATAAAAGTTGAAAAATCAAAAAAGCATCATTACAACGTTACAATTTACAAAGGCAACAAAATGTTTTTTGCAGAATTAGAACGTTCTGAGATTAGGCACATTATAGAGGTTTTAGACAACGGAATCTAATGGCTAGGGCAAATCCATATCAAAAGTATTTAAAGGGCGAGGATTTACTCCAAAGGGCCGTAATTAATTATATTCAGATGCAATATCCGAACGCAATTTTTACGCACCCAATGAATGAGGGTAAAAGGTCGCCCTTTGAACAATACAAATTAAAATATTTAGGAACAAAGCCGGGTATTCCTGATTTGCTTATTTTTACGCCAAATTCAAAAAGAAGCGGTTTAGCGATAGAATTAAAATATAAGTATAACAAACCCACACCAAAGCAAAAAGAATGGCTTAAATGGCTTAAAAAATGCAATTGGGATGCTATTTGGTTAAATAACTTTGACGATTGTAAAGAAGCTATCGATAATTACTTTAAAAATTAAAAAAAAATGCAATATAAAACCATCTACTTTGACGCTGAAAAACAAAAAGTGCGATACACACAAAGTTCAACAACAGATAAAATAACTAATTATAGTTATATCGGAAAATCAACACGAGTTGAGTTTGATCTACTGATTGAGTTACTTTGGTACAAGTACGAGGATAGCGAAATACCTTTGGAGGATTTTAAAAAAATCTTCGAGGAACTAAGAAAATTTTGCGATTCAATAAAATATCAGCTAAATTTGTAAAAATATTTTTTCAAAATGGAAAACAAGAAAAACTATTATGCCGTTATACCGGCAGAGGTAAGATATTCTAAAAATTTAAAGGCTAACGAGAAATTAATGTACGGCGAATTAACCGCCTTGGCAAATGATAAAGGTTATTGTTACGCCTCTAATGAGTATTTTTCACAACTTTATGAAGTGTCAAAATCTACTGTTTCAAGATGGGTTTCTAATTTAGAAAGAAATAAATTTCTAAAAATAAAAATGATTTATGAGAAGGGTACAAAGAACATAAAAGAAAGAAGAATTTACATTTCTACCCTATTGACGAAAAGCGCAATACCTATTGACGAAAAAATCAATACCCCTATTGACGAAAAGCGCAAGGTTATATATAAATATAATAATAATAATAATATAAAAAAGAATAATGTACGAAATGTAAAAGCGCCTATATTTACTGAGATTACTGAAAAGGCGTTTCCACATTTCATAAGCCTTTTTCCTTTAAATTATAGACCGAAAACAAAAGCACAAAAAAACAAATGGTTGGAATGCTTAGATAAAATTCAGCGCATTGATAAATATAATTTACGAGATGTTTACAACGTGGCAAAAGATTTAAGAGATGACCAATTTTGGGCGAAAAACTTTTTAAGTATTCTTAAATTAAGAAACACAGATAAAAACGGCATAAAGTATATTGATAGGTTTATGGACGATTACCGCTCTAAAACTAAACCAATTGGCTATAATAAAATAAAAGGAATTATTGAGTATTATATTTACACCTCCCCGGCAACTGGTCAAAAAGAATTAGGAGCAAAAACAAAAGGCGGAGAGTTATATGAATTTAATATAAAACAAACATTGCAAACAAAAGAGTTTCACGAATTAAAAAAATACGTTCAAGATGGCAACAAGTAAAAGCCTATCAAAATGGCGTGAATCTGATTTGTTTGATTGGTTATCAAAAAACTATTATAATTTGTTAGTTGATACTAGCGATAATTTTTCAAAATCTGATTGTTACGATATTGAAACAAAAAATAGAATAGAATTAAAATGCAGAGCTGCGCATTATGATAAACTAATAATTGAAAAACCTAAATACGAATATCTAATAAAAGAATCAAAAAAGTTTAGCGATGTTCCAATTTACATAAATAGCACACCGAAAGGAATTTTTTTATTTGAGTTAGAGGATCTAAAACTTAAATGGTTTAAAAAACCTCTGCCAAAAACAACAGACTTTAAAAACAACAATTTAACAAACAAAGAAGTAGCGACAATAAATATTAATAAATCAAAACAATTAAAGTAATGGAGGAAACATTAAAAGAAATAGAGAGATATTTAGAGGTAACATATCCTGATGATTGGTTTTTACCTAGTAAATTAGATATTTTGAGACTTAAATTTTTATCAGAGTTAAAGCAACAAAAGATTGATGATTTAAAAAAACAAATATCAGATTTGAAAAATTAAAATATTTTTTCTAATTTAGCGAAAACAAACAATATATTTTATGAAAACAAGATTAAGAACTAACATTGAAAGGACATCTTTTAGATTAGATGTTATAAAAAATGGAGAATTACAAAAGTTTTATTTTGACAATGAAAAAAAGGCGAAAATTTTTCAAAAAAATATAACAAAAATCTAAAACAAAAAGGGCGCATGCGCCCTTAAAAAAAACAAACAAAACTTAATGAAAACATTTCAAGACTTCAATATTGATGTCGGCAATAAAACGACCGGCAAAATTAAAACACAATGCCCAAAGTGTAGCCATACAAGAAAAAACAAACGTGATAAATGTTTGTCAGTAGACTTAGACAAAGGTTTATGGAATTGCCACAACTGCGGGTTTGGAGGTACTACAAAATTTGAGAAAAAGCAAGAGTATATTGTACCTCAGAAAATAAAACTAAATATTTCTGAGCCAGTTATTGAATGGTTTAAGGGTAGAGGCATCACAGAGCCAACTTTAAAACATTGGAAAGTAGGGCAATCAATGGAATATTTTCCGCAAGTAAATGCAAAGCGTAGAGCCGTAAACTTTAACTACTACCGAGAGAATGAACTTGTAAACGTAAAATATAGAGATTCGCAAAAGAATTTTAAAATGGTTTCAGGTGCGGAACTTATATTTTATGGCCTTGACAATATAAAAGAAATGGACAAAATTTATATTGTTGAGGGAGAAATGGATGCTTTGACTTTACACGAGGCGGGTATCTATTCCGTTTGTTCTGTTCCAAATGGTGCGTCTAAAGGAAGCCAAAGACTAGAATACTTAGATAACTGTTGGCAATACTTTAAAGACAAAAAAGAAATAATACTTTGCACAGATAACGACAATCCGGGAATTGAACTCAGAAAAGAACTTGCAAGAAGGTTTGGCGCATATCGTTGTAAATACGTTGATTTTGGCGATTATAACGATGCTAACGAGATTTTAATATCTAAGGGAGCAGAAACATTAAGAAACATTATCAAAGGCGCTAAAAACTTTCCTTTAGAGGGCGTTTTAAATGTTGATGATATTTGGCAATCGGTTTTAAATTATAATGAGGCGGGAGTCAAAAACTATTCAATAGGTTTGCCGAATTCAGATACATTTTTTAAAATGTCTTTAGGAGAGTGGTCAGTTGTTACGGGAATACCAAATTCAGGAAAGTCTGATGTAATTGACCAAATATTTTGCAACCTAGCAACTACGTATGATATGAGATGCGCAATCTTTGCTCCTGAATCATTTCCATACGAAGGCCACATAAAAAGAATTGCTAATAAATTAAACGAAACAAATTGCGACAACAATCAACTAAACAATACAAAAGATTTTATTGAAGACCATTTTTATTGGGTTAAAATAGATTTAGAAAATCTAACTTTAAAAGCAATATTAAACCATTTTAAAGAGTTAGTATTTCAAAAAGGAATTAACGTCTGTGTGATTGACCCTTGGAATATGCTCGACCATTCAGCACAAAGAGACCATTCTTATATCGGAAAAGTATTATCGGAAATTACACAATTTTGTCAGCAAACAAATACACATTTGTTTTTAGTGGCGCACCCTAGAAAAATAGAAAGCGAAAACGGAAACTATAAAAAACCAACTTTGTATGATATAAGTGGCTCTGCTGATTTTTTTAATAAGGCTTACAACGGATTAATAGTTTATAGATGTATTGGACAACGTACAAAATTTGATTCTGATATTGTGAAAATGTATGTTGAAAAAGTAAAACGAAAAGAAAACGGACAACTTGGCGATTTTGATATTGCTCCTGATTTTAAAAATGGCGGTGTTTATAGAGATGTTGATTTAAATACAAAAAGGTTTGAAGTTGTAACCGATGATAATGTACCATTTTAAAAATAAAACAAATGAAAAAAATTAAAATCAATCACTTAGATTTATTTAGTGGGATTGGCGGATTTCATTTAGGTTTTGAAAAAGCGGGTTTTGAAGTAAACTCATACTTTTCAGAAGTAGATAAATACGCAATAGACGTTTATAAAAATAACTTTAAAAATTCAAATTATGTCGGATCAGTTACAGATGTTCGAGGAACACAATTACCAAAAATTGACGCAATCACTTTCGGATCGCCTTGCCAAGATTTTAGTCTTGCTGGAAAACGTAAAGGGATGGGAGGACAACGCAGCTCCCTTATTACCGAAGCAATTCGACTCATCGATGAGTGTAGACCACGTTTTTTTGTCTGGGAAAATGTTAAAGGAACATTCTCCTCAAACAATGGCGAGGACTTTTGGGCAATTATCCAAGCCTTTACCAACCTTGGGGGTTATCGACTTGAATGGCAACTGCTTAATACAAAGTGGTTTCTACCCCAAAACAGAGAGAGAATCTACCTTGTCGGATATCTTGGAGACGGATGTCCAGGACAAGTATTTCCTATCAGAGAAAGTAGTAAACAGACTAATGAGTTACAAGGACAACAAACAAACACTTGTTGCCTCACAACAAGATATGGAGCAGACGGAAACGGAAGTTACCTTATTGAACGTAAACTCAATGCACAAAAAGTCGAAATAGGAACTTTAAGAACTCATAATGACGGCAAAGGATTTAGAAAAATAAAAGACGGGGATTGTCCAACAATACCGGCAAGAGCAAGAGAAGACGGAAGCGGTCAGCCTATAATAAAAATAAATTCAGCAACTAGTAAAGGTTATGAGGAAGCAGCTCAAGGGGATAGTATAAACTATTCAAATCCAAATTCAGCAACTAGGAGAGGTAGAGTTGGAAAAGGAGTTGCCCAAACTTTAGATACTGCTTGTAATCAGGCGATTATAGATAACAAAATAAGAAGATTAACACCTATTGAATGCGAACGTCTGCAAGGTTTTCCTAATAATTGGACTGAGTACGGAGTAAGTGGAAAGATAAGTGATACACAACGATATAAAATGTGCGGTAACGCAGTAACAGTTGATGTTGTTGAAGCAGTTGCAAGTAGTATAATAAAAACAATATACTAATGCCAAAAACCAAAAAAATAAACATACCGCAAACAGACGAACACAGAAAGGCAATGCAATGGTGCATAAAAAACAATGTTACAGTCGGCGTTTTACCTACAAAAAAAGGTTTGAAAGTTGAAATAAACGAAAATGGAGACAAAAAAGTATCGCCAAAAATATACACACAAGAGGAAGCACAAAAAAAAGTTATAGAATTATATTTGTATATTTACAAAAAATACTGGCAAGTATGAACATAAACTTCAACACAACTATTTTTGCTTTATTCGGCATATGCTTTGGCGCTAATTATTGGAATTCTAATATGGATGACGATTTTGGCGAAACAGATTTAACCGGAGAAACAGAACATTGTTTGCAATTCTTTATTGCGGTAGTTGGAATTTCTTTTGTTTGGTTTACACAAGATCAGTAGCAAAAAAAACAACAGATGAAACAAAAAGTGAATATTTCTTCGGTAAAAGAAAATCCGGACAATCCAAGATTTATAAAAGATTCTAAATTTAAAAAATTAGTCAAGTCAATTAAGGCGTTTCCTGAGATGTTAGAGAAAAGGCCAATAGTGGTTGATGAGAATATGATAGTTCTTGGCGGAAATATGCGTTTAAAGGCGTGTAAGTCTGCTGGACTGTTTGAGGTTTGGATTGATATTGCTGATGGTTGGACTGAGAAACAAAAAAAAGAGTTTATTGTTAAAGATAATGTAGGCTTTGGAGAGTGGGATTGGGATATACTAGCGAATGAATGGAATACAGAGCAATTAGCAGATTGGGGACTTGATGTTTGGCAACCTGAAGAAGATGTTGATTATTCTATTTTAGATGACGAAGATTTTTCATCTGATTTAGAGGATATGAAAAATGGAATTAAGAAAGCTATACAGATACCTTTTGAATTAGAGCATTATGAGGAGGCGTTTGAATTAGTCAAACATTGGAGGGAACAAGGTGCTTACGTTGGTATGATGTTGATAGAAAAACTAAAACAAGAAAAAAAATAAAATGAAAAAACTACAATTATCAAAAATAGAACATAACACAAAAATAGGGGATATTTGCGGACATATAAATCCAAATATTACAGAGGATGTTGTTTTTTATGATGGAGACGAGGCAATAGGTTTTTACATCAAAGATATATCAAAGCATTCTGAAAAAGTGTCTAAACTAGCAGCTTTAGCTAATCAAGAGCTAAGAAGTAAGAATGTGCCTAAAAGCGTGATGAAAAGATCTAGCGGTTTTGCTGATTCAGACAAAGAAGTATTACAATATAGCACAATTATAGGGAGTGTTCCTCCAAAACCACATATGCGTAGGCCTTACCCAACAATTAGTAGTGTTCATAACGTTAAAACTGCTCAAACTTTTATTAAAGCTATGCTTATGTTATGCAACGAAAGTGAAAAATTGATACAAAAAATTATTCCCAATGTTTATAAAAATCAAAAAGAATTAATTGAACAAAATGTTCCGAAACAATGGAGGTTTGGAAAATTATTTACGAGTAGTATATCAAATTACAACATCCCGGCACCATTTCATAGAGATAACGGAAACATAAAAGGATGCGTGAACGTAATTATAGCAAAAAAAAATAATGCTACTGGAGGAAATACTACTGTTCCAGATTATGATGCTACTATGGATAGTTGTGATAACTCTATGTTAGTTTATCCGGCTTGGCGAAATGTACACGGAGTTACACCAATAGTTCCAACTGCTAAAGATGGCTACAGAAATAGTTTAGTTTTTTATCCATTAAAAGCATTTAAAGGGTTGGATTAAAAAAAAACTTTCAATTTTATTTGGTCAATTAAAAAAATATTTTTAATTTTGGGTATTATTAATAACAAAAAAGAAAATATTATGTTAGAAAACACTTACAACTTTACCGGAAACCAATTAATCAGTTTAGCCTCTTTAATTAATTTTTCAAATCAAAATAATTTAGATTTAGACAATATAATGGAAATGAGTTACAATCAAAATTCAGGTTACGTTTACATTGCTTTTGAGGATGGAATTACTATTGCAATTTTTGAAGGTAGAACTAATTTTGACCAAATTAATTTTTATAGCTATGACAATCAGTTAGAGGAGGAAGTTGAATATAATACAATTCAAGATTGTATTGAAGATGTTAGGTTATGTGAATTATAAAAAATTTGCACAATCAAAATAAAAATTATAATTTAGCAGAGAATTAAGAACGACCAAGTTTAAAATTCTTTTTCATAAAATTTAAGTTTGTACCTCTCAGAAATGGGAGGTTTTTTTATGTATTTATATTTTTTTAACTTTGCGTTATGGCAACAAAAACCGACATATTAAAAAGGAATCTTTTAGAAGCGCTAGAGAAATCGCTCGGAGTAGTTACAACGGCGTGTAAAATAGTTGATTGTAATAGAAGTACATTCTACAAGTATTACAATAATGACCAAGACTTTAAAGCGTCTGTTGATGAACTGCAAAACCTAACTTTAGACTTTGCTGAATCACAATTACACCAACAAATAAAAGACGGAAACACAACTGCAACAATATTCTATTTAAAGACTAAAGGCAAAAAGCGTGGTTATGTAGAACGTAAAGAGGTAGAGATGACCGCAGAGGTTAGTACGAGCAAATTATCAAACGAAGCAAGAAAAAAGATTGACGACATTTTAAATGAAGAATATTAACGAAATAATAAAGCAAAAATGTGAGGATTCGCTTTTGTTTTTTACTCGTTATATTTTCAAAGAAAACACCGGAAATAAATTCGAGGCCGCAGAGTTTCATAGAACATTAGCCAACACATTACACAAAGTTCATAACGGCGAAATTAAGCGCCTTATAATTAATATACCTCCTAGATACGGAAAAACTGAAATATCCGTTAAAATGTTTATCGCCTGGACACTTGCTAAAAATCCAATGGCGAAGTTTATTCATTTATCTTATTCCGATTCGTTGGCGCTAGATAACAGTTCAATGACAAAAGAATATATTAATTCAGATGCCTATCAACGCATTTGGGATTTACAACTTAAAAAGGATTCACAATCTCAAAAGAAATGGTACACAACGCAAGGCGGTGGAGTTTATGCAACATCTTCAGGGGGTGCAATTACCGGGTTTGGTGCCGGTACCGGTGGAGCAATTATAATTGATGATCCTTTAAAACCTGATGACGCTTTGTCTGACGTTAGGCGGTCGTTTATAAACAATCGATACAATACAACTATTCGGTCAAGGGTTAATGATAGGGATGTTCCAATTATCGTAATTATGCAAAGGTTACACGAGGACGATTTGAGCGGTTATTTATTAGATGGCGGAAGTGGAGAGCAATGGCATCATTTAAAGTTACCAGCATTAGATGACGATAATAATGCGTTATGGCCCGAGAAACATTCTTTTGAGGAACTTGAAGCAATACGCCAAGCGGATAGATACACTTTTAGTGGTCAGTATTTACAAATCCCTTCGCCTCCTGAAGGTGGAGAGTGGAGAAAAGATTGGTTTAATATTATACACAGAGCCGAGTTACCGAGCGATATATCTTTTGAAATGTACATTGATGGCGCTTATACCAAAGACACGAGAAACGATCCGACTGGAATACAAATAAGCGGTAAAAGTGGCGACAATCTTTACATATTTAAAAGCATTGATAAGTATTTAGAGATGCCTGAACTGAAAAACTTTGTTACCTCTTTTGTGCAATCTTGCGGAGTTCCAATATCTCAAATATTAGTCGAGCCTAAAGCATCCGGAAAATCGCTTGTGCAGCTATTAAGGCGTGAGACTAGATACAATGTATCAGAAATAAAAACAAACTTTGTTAGGTATTCTAAAATCGAACGTGCGAGAGCATCCTCGCCATTTATTGAAGGCGGTAGAGTTTTCCTAGTCAAAGATAATTGGAATGATGCGTTTTTACAACAAGTTAGCACGTTTCCAAATGCTAAACACGATGAACACATTGACGTAACTTCCTACGCTATCGAAAGGAATTTAATTAACAACTTTTTTGTAGTTTAAAAACAATTTTAAATTTTGTATTTTTACGAAAATTTTATATTACTTTAAAATATGGCATCTTTCTTTGACCGATTCAATTTTTCAAAAAAAAATCAAAACACAAACGAGCAATATAACAGAGCCATTTATAATTGGCTAGGTAATTCTGTTCTTTGGAATAATGAGAACGATGATTCTTATATTACGCAAGGGTATCAGAAAAACGCAACAATATATTCTTTGATAAATTTAATCACAAAGGCGGCAACAACAATTCCGTTTCAAGTTTATGAAAAGACAAACGAAAACGATTATAAAAGATATAAGGCTTTAACTTCAGGAATGATGGATTCAGCGTCTATACAAAAGGCGTCTCTATTGCAAAAAAACGCATTGGTTGAATTACAAGATACTGAGTTGCATAAAATATTAGAGCGACCAAATCCGGCACAATCTTACAACGCTTGGCTAACTGAATTAATTGCTTTTGGTAAATTAACTGGTAACAGATACATTTACGGAATTGGCCCTGATACTGGAGCAAACGTAGGCAAATTTACTGAGTTGTATGTTATGCCGTCGCAAGTGATGGAGATTATATCGAATGGTATAATGGAGCCGGTATCTAAATATAAATTAGAATACAACGGAACAAAATATATTGACGCATCTGAAATCTGCCATATTAAAGACTTCAATCCTTACTACGATGGTACTGGATCACATATGTACGGACAATCGCCGTTAAGAGCGGGTTTGCGTTCATTAACAACAAACAATGAAGCGGTACAAACGGGAGTAAAATATCTACAAAACCAAACTGCAAGAGGTTTATTAACTTCTGAGATGGGCGACATTAACGAGGTACAAGCGCAACAATTAAAAGATAAATTTAGACGTCAGCATCAAGGCTCTGACAATGCCGGAGATATTATTATAACTCCAAACAAAATGTCTTGGGTTAATTTTGGATTAAATGCCTCTGATGTTTCTTTGATAGCGCAATACAACGCCTCAATAAAAGATTTGTGTAATATTTACAATGTGCCGGTACAATTACTAAACAATACTGATTCATCCTCTTATAACAATATGAAAGAGGCTAAAAAAGCATTGTATCAAAACGCAGTTATCCCGGAACTTGTAAAAATTAAAGACGAATTAAATAGATGGTTAGCGCCTAAATATGGCGACAAACTTTGTATTGAGTTTGATTTTTCTGTAATACCTGAGATGCAAGAGGAAACTGAAAAGGTAGTAGACCAATTATCTAAAGCGTGGTGGATTACGCCAAATGAAAAGCGTTCTGCAATGAACTACGGAAAGGATGAAGAAAATACTCAATTAGACGATTACTTTATACCGGCTAATTTAATTCCAACAAATCCAAGCGATATTGATTTACCTATTGAGCCAATAGATTTAGACGTAAACAAGTTTTTAGGTCAAAAAAAAAACGAAATAATTAAGGCAGAAACCTATAATAATTATCCTCAATCTGCGACTAATAACGCTAAAAGGATGATTGAATGGCGTGAAAAATATGGGCGTGATGTTGTAACTGCCGGAACAGAAGTAGGTTGGCGTAGAGCATCGCAACTCGCAAACAGAGAAAACATTTCTTTAGATGTTGTTAAAAGAATGGCGCAATTTAATCGCCACAGAGAAAACGCAAAAATAGATCCTAGATATAAAGGAGAGCCTTGGAAGGACAACGGCTATGTAGCTTGGAACTTATGGGGTGGAACTGCCGGGGTTGATTGGGCAATAAGAGAAGTAAACAAATTAAAAGACGACTAATTGAGGTTAGACAAAGACAAATGGCAAAAGGCTTTTGAAAAGGAATTGGACAAGGCCGAGAAAAGGCAATCCTCTAAAGTAAGGCGATACTATAAAAACCAATACTATAAAGGAGCAGAATCTTTTTTGTCTAGCGGTCAAACATCATTTCAACTTTTATTTAGTACAAGTGAACTAATTAAAATTTATCGTGATTTATACGAGGATATTGGTTTACAATTTGCCAAATGGTATGCAAGAAATTTTGATAAATACATAAAAAAGGGAGTTAATCCAAATCAATACGTTAGTGAATGGCAAAATTCTTTTGCGTCTTATGGCTCTGCCGTAGGTGCTGAAAGGGTTACTTTAGTTAGTGGTACTGCAAAAGCAACACTTGTAAAGGTTACGCAAAATTTAATGACTGATATTGATTTTCAAAATCTAGGTATTGCCGAAAAGACTAGGATTTTAAGAAGTCAATTCAATAGATATTCAGCGTTTCAAGCGGAGCGATTAGTTAGAACAGAGGCAACAAGTGCTGCGAATTTTGCAACTTTAAAATCTGCAAACACAATATTCCCGGCAGCCGATATGATGAAAGAGTGGGTTGCGTCTTTTGATGACAGAACTAGGTCAACTCACGCTGAAGCCGGAGCAAGTGAGCCAGTTCCTCAAAATGAGCCGTTTATGGTTGGGGGTGCTTTAATGATGTACCCGGGAGACCCAAGCGGCCCGGCTAGTGAGGTAATTAACTGCCGTTGTTCAATAGCGCCATTTCCTAAAGAAACTGCACAAGCGACCGGAGAAATATCCGACATTGGTTTTGGTGTTTCATTTGGTGCAAATCAAAAAATTTAAAAATCGTATATTTACAAAAATTTTTCTATATGAACACAATTCTTTATAAGGCGGCTCCAGTTGGAGAGTTAATCGATGCGGATGAAAAGGCCGGAATCATAAAAGGGTACGGATCAT